CGTAGGTGCTACCTAAATTACTATTGCATAGAAAAAACCAGGTACTTTTTATGATACCTGGTCCTCCCTATTCCTACTGCTTCTTTTGCTTCTTTTTTGCTGCCTTATTCCAATTCGTCCAATCCTCTCCGGTATACAATGCCTTTCCATTTACCTTAAGCTGTTTAAGGACATTCTGGATCTCTTCTCTGCCTTTTCTGTCGGCTGCAATCCATAAAGGCTTATAATGACTCGTAATGGATGTTTTAATCGAACCTGCAGCCTCTTTCTGTGTCTTTCCTTCATCCACTTTACTTTTTACAATGGCATCTGCCATCTTTTTAAAAGGATCCAGAGATTTAGCATTTTTATTATCATACTGGCCTATTGCTGCCAGAAGATCCGAATTGCTATAGAATTTTACACTGCTACTATCCTCTGATGCACCCTGATCCGTCAGGATATCTCCATACAGGCTATCCGGTTCTGTCTGTACCTCTGCCTCCCAGTCAATCTCTTCTTTTCCTTCTAACTGTTTGATCCTGGCATCAATGGCGGATTTTACGATCTTTGTGGCATATCCCTGGGATGTGAGCTGACTTACCGCATCCTCGTAAGCTTCCAGGTCATATGATTGCTTTGCCTGGGCCGCCGCCTCTACCAGCGGATTTACAGAATCTTTGCCGATTAACTCTGATTTGATCACCGTTTTAATCTTGTTTGTTATCGTATCGTTATCAATTCCCGCTTTGTTAAGATCATCCTTGATTTTCTTCTGGAAATCCTGATCTCCGTTTCTGTGAGCCTGGATCATCATTTTTGTATACATCTCAAGATTTTCTTTGCTTCCCATGTCGTACTTTTGTTTCAGCCATGTATAATCCGCTTTGCCTCCTGCTGAATCAAAAATAGAATCAATGACAGCTCCCATGTCTCTTGTAAGACTCTTAATCGGGATTCCGGTGAGCTTGCTCGCCATCTGAGCCGTGTATACAGCTACGTACTGTGGTGTATACTTACTTGTGCCGTCTTTTAACTTCTTAATCTGATTCCAAGCGTATATCATATCCTCAAAGCCAGACAGATCCGCTCTGGTTGGCGTGTATCCGGCAATAATGGAGGGAATTTCTTTCACCCATGGGATGTTATTCAAAAGGTTCAGGTTATCGAAAATGTTTGATTTAAGGCTGTCTATGTACTTTTCCTTGCTGTTCTTATCTCGGTCATCATCTCTGAGCATATCAACCGCTGATGCAGCTATTGACGTGGCTACACCGGTAAGGACAAATACAGTTGCGGCGCGTACTGCTCTGCTCTTCGAGCCTTCTTTCTTCGTTTTTACATCTGTTGCAGCGCGGTAGAGCATATCATAAGTTTTTAGCGGTTCAGCCATGAAGCTGGTAGCCAGCTGATTGATTTCGCTCTGGCTTCTCATAATCTGAGTACGATGTAAGATTGAATCAACTACCTGTGTCTTGTCTACAACTTCGCTAAATCTCTTGCCTACCCGCTCGTAAAATTCTTCCGTGCCTTCTTTCAGATCCGGATGCTGATCCATACACTCGTATTCGCAAGCTCTCCATAGGCGATTCCAGGCCAGTTGATCGCCTTTTTCTGCCAAGATCATAGTTGCATTAACAAACCGCTGCTTTGTACTGTCGGTGTTAAACATGATATCTTTCATTTGTCGGCTGGTATCCATGCGGTAAAATCCCCAATCTTTCCATTGCGCAATAGGGGCGTATTTACATATAAGGTCCCACTGGCCTTTTCTGGTGATGGTCGTCGCGCCTCTGGCAAGATATTTAGGATTGATCTCCATACTAGCTCTTATGTAAGCTGTTGGCTGCTGGGCAGCTACACGCAGATTTCCAGCTACAGAAGCCGCTTTCATGTTTGAGACCAGTTGGCTGGCTATGCTTTTATCTTTATTTACTGTCCCGTTGATATCTGAAACCAGCTTGACGATATAATCATTTCCCTGCTTTCCAAAGGTCCTTTCTATCTCTTCTTTAATAGATGATCCAAACTCAGTCATTCCTCTGGTGTCCTTATAATTGTACACCTTATTAAGATCTGACAGTGGGATTACATAGGCATTATATGTACTCATGTTATCAACCTGGCGGCTAAACACATCAAAGATGTCCTCAATAATCAATGGATTATTCGCATATGGGGTTGTGCTCTTGGTGATTCCCATGTTCTTAATGGTTGACGCTTTATTTCCCGCATCTCCCTGCCTGGTTGCCACATAGTTTTTATCTGTGCTAATTGGGAAATAATTCTTTGCTGTGAATTTCTCATAACCATACATGTCCATGGTTACTTCATTTCCCCAGGCTGCACACTGATCTCCCATAAACTGCTGCAATCCATCCGCAAGAGCACGCTGCGCCGGTGTTAAAGTCTTTGTGATCGTTTCTACATCTGCGGCCGTAACCTTTACAGGGCGATAATTCTTCTTGATCTGTGCCGGTGTATAAGTCGTTCCTTCCAATTTGGCTTTTCCAACTACCGGCGCCTGCTTAATACCGCCGTTTCGATCATACATATGGCCTCTGGCCTGGCTTCTTTTGTTTAACTCATACAGCGACATCACCTGGGCTACTGTAAGATCAATCTCACCTCTCGATGTCTTAAAATGCTGAGTCTTGGCATTTGATCCCGTCCATTCACGCAATTCTTTAGGCTTGATTCCATACTTATCCACAATATCATCCACATATTCCTGAGCAGATCTCAATTTTTCTGTCTTTTTATCCAGTCCGTTACGCAATGCATCATAGGTGGACTTCATGTTGTCTCCCATTTTTCCAAACATGGTCTGCGGATCCAACATGTCATAATTCAACAGTTTATCTCCCATTCCCGCAGGTCCTACATACTCCACCTTATTCCGCCTCTGCTCCAGATCCCTAAACACTCCATCTGCCAGAATACTCAGTTCTCCAGATTTTTTGTTGCTCTTAAGATCATTTACTTCTGTTATAGCCTTTTTCATAGCCATAACTGTCTTTTTAAGCTCACCCATGCTATATGCATCCAAGTTATCTAATTTATCAATTCCCTTTGTTTTTTCAATTAGTTCCTGAATGCGCTGTGCAATATCTGGGTCAATATCCATGGTCATGGTATCACCAGTCTTCTGGTCCACATAAACACCGCCATTATCCAGGATCTCCTTAAATGCATCCTGGGCTGCTTTCCAGTCTTCTTTTCGCTGGGTTTTGATCTCACTATCCTCATCATTTGGAGAAAAATCAATGTTGTTCAGGAAAGCCGCTACAGATTGTCTCAGTCCCTCTGGAATATGCTTTGAATCAGTCGGTTTCAGCAACCAATTCTGTAATTTTTTTCTTTCTTTGATGATCTGTCTCTTATCTTCTCTTTTCTGCTGATTCTCCCGCAATGACTTGATCCGCTCTTTGCTCCTCTGCTGCATGGCAGCCAATTCCTGGTTCTTGCTGTTTCGCAGATCATCCATCCTTTTTTTATAATACTCCCTCTGCTCTTTTCGCTCTGCTTCCGTGAGGTTTTTATACTGTTCTGCCAGGCGTGCGCTTTCTTCAAGGTTCTGCTTTTTAATCTGTTTAAGGCTTTCATCATACTTTGATTTCAAATCATTTTTATAGTCTCTTATCTTCTGCTGATACTGCCAGCGCAATTTTTGCATCTGAGCCTCTTTTTTATCAGCAAACGTCGCACTTGGTTTTCTCACATCAAAATATGATGATAAGATGTCCTGTCCTACCATATATGCCATTTCATCCATATTGGCGGCATATGGGTTCTTAATTTGTGGAGCTGTCTGATCCAGAGCGGATGCTATCGCAACCAGCTCATCCGCCGGATGTGTCACGTCTGCCGGGAAAAGTTCCGGATACTGTCCTTGCAACTCCTGGTACAGAGAATCTATTGAGATACCATCTGCCCCCATTTTCATCTTTCCAAAGTAGCGTTTTCTAAATTCATTATATCCGCCCACAGAAGCCAAATCTGCCTTGTCCTGGTCTGTGATTGCAATCTTTGTGTCTTTAATCTGCTTTCTCAGATCCTTATAGTGTTCCGTTAGTTCTGTATCTTTCTGCACTGACTTTTCCAGAATACTTTTGCCCATGCTGGTTGCAGCTTCTGTAATAGCCTGTCCATCCACTTGGCCAGCACCACGGATATACTGATAGAGTTTAGACAGGTTTCTTTCCAATATTTCACTTGAATATTTACTGCCATATTCTTTCAGGATATTTCTTGCAACTTTTTTGATATCCTCGGTCCGCACTGCATCCTTGTCTGTCAACTTAAACTGCTGCTCCAGAAGATCATTCGCCTGTTTTAAAGCCTCATTTTGGTCTTGCAATGCCTGAATTCTACGTTCACTCATAGTATCGTCTACATCATCCAGCTGGAAACGAGTCTTGCTTTTTTCTGTACCTGGTTGTATATTGTCCTTAGTAGCAGGAGTAATGACGCTATACGTTTCGGACGTTCTGTACGGGTCAGTTTTTTCTGGCATTGTAAGCGTAGTGGATACACTCCTGCTATTTTTATTTTCCCACGCATACATTGTGTGCAGCTCAAGCATTCCTTTCTTGCTTCTAACGTATTCTACGGCAACATTTTTTCCATTAATATCCTTCTCGAATTTCAGAACTGGTTTTCTATCTTTGGAACTGGTTGTATTTTCTACCTTATCGTAGCTTGATATAATTTCCGGAAGTCTTGATAGTATCTCCGGCGTTACCGGTGTCTGCCCTCTCGATCTTTCTTTTTCTGGATTGCTATGGCTATCTTCAAACTCGCTTGTAATGGCAACATTTAAATTTTCTGTATTGACTCCTGTGTCTTTGTAAATCCGTTGCGCGAGCTCTGGACCTATTTTTCCAATATATAATCTTGCATATGGTTTTTTGTGGACATGATCGCGGTAAAAATCTGCAATATCTTGTTTTGTGTTGCATATTATGATACTGTCGTTATTTTTCCACCAGCCTTTCTCTTTCTCTCCGTATTCCTCAAATCCAAACTGATTTAATTCATACTTGCTGCTTTGCATGATGTTATCCGCTCTTTCTTTACCTGCTTTATAGTCCTTGCTGCCTTGCTCCAGACCAAGCAGCCAAGCATAGCGGGCATCTTCATACATCTGTACATCCTGTTCCAGATTCTTTGCTGCTGCACGGGTGCTGCCGGTTTTGATCAGGTTCTTGATCGAATCGATCACATCTGACAGGAAATCAATGATCTTCTGGGCTAAATTGCGATCTTTTTTTACTACCTGGTCGATAAAATCCGGATCGTTCAAGAATTTCTGTGTCGCATCTGCGGCAATCTCTTCCATTACCTGCTGACGGGTGAGGTCTTGCCCGGCATCCTTGTAGCGGTTGGTGTATGATTCTACTAAATCTTCCCAGGCTTTTCCGGTTGCCTTCATCTGTGCTTCTGTCACGATCTCCTGATACAGGCGGTAAGATTCTGGGGCCGTATCTTTAATGAAATGCGTCAGTTCGTGAGAAAGAGATCCGTTAAAATCCTCGGAGTTGATGTTTATGGTAATCTCTCCCGGTTTATATGAGGCTGTTGCATTCTCCTGTGAAAGATTGTCTACCAGATTAATCTTAAGGCCTGTTTTCTTTCCTATATGCTCCGCTACATTGCGCTGATCCTGTGTTGCATAGTCGGATACAGTGCCTAAACCGCCCTCTTTGATCTGTCCCTGCGTGTACTTAGGTTTGACCTGGTTGTCCAGGTTATAATCCTGGATACCGGCACGGTAGGCAGCTTCTATCTGCTGATCGGATAAAAGAGACATTAAGGCCGAGTGAGTAGCTGTGTCCAGATCGATCTGGTTGTAACCCGCATCATAAGCACGGCCAAATGCTTTGTTGAATGTGGATACGTCTACGGATCCATCATATGTGTTTAGCAGGGCGTCACCGCCATATTTGCCATAGTGCGACTTATACTCCGTTGATTCCTGGTCCGAGAGCTTAACATTATCCTCTGCTTCAAAGTTGCTCTGAGGGTTTCTGTGTTCGTTTTCCTGGGCGTTTATTGTATCCTGTTCAGAATTGTGTGCTGCTGTGGCCTGTGGCTGCTCCTGAGTGGCTTTGAGTGCTGCGTAAGGCTTCTCTGGTGAATCGGTCTGGTGTTCTTCTTGGATCTGGTTATCCTGGCGCTCTAGTGGGGTGGATTCATATTCCGGCTGTACGCTCTGCTCTGTCGGTCGTTTGACGTCTGAGTTCTGGATTGTCTCTTGTGCCGTAGGCTCTGCCTGGTTTTCTTGCTGGCTTCGATTGGTGTATTCCTGATTTTGAGAGGCCTGTTTCTGTGATTGAATTGCCTGTTCCTGTGGTTGAGTCGGTTGTCCCTGGGCCTGAAGTGTCTGTTCGTCCTGGCCTTTTTGTTCTTCTGCCATTCGGTTTTGCCATTCCCATAAACGCATGTCATACTCTGCTTTATCGCGATTGTTAACAAATTTGCCCTGCCTCTGCATAGCGGCATACTCTTCTGCCATACGCTGTAAACCCTGGGCCTCTTTCGCATCCGCCGGATTGGTGTAGTGGGTTTGGTCTGTATCTATCCCTTCAGAATAATCCCTATAGTCAACATCCAGATTTTTCCCATAGTTGTTGATTGCAACATTGTTCGCTATGGTAGCTGGTGCGTTCATGATTCCAGCTGTTGCCGCACCTAAGAGAAAATCTTCCCACGTCTGCGGATCTGTGAGATCTCCTGTAAGATCCAGCTCATCCCCGTAGATGAAATGTTTACGGATAGATTCTGTGAGGTCCTGTACAGCTTCCTGGGTGCCTTCTGAAAGCATATCTGAACCGTAGTTTATCACGCCTAATACAGCACGTCTTACTGCCGGGTTCTTTGCTAAGGCCGATGTGATCCCTTGCTTTGCTGCTTGTGCTACCTTGGTGTTTCCAAGTGTTTTTTTGATAAATCCGCCGCCGTACTGTGAGATTCCGCCGAGCAAAAGATTTGTAACTGTTTCATCTGCTGCGGTAAGAACTGCGTTGACCTGGGCGCCCTCTACCGGTCTGCCGTCCATGATGTCCTGCCGGTAACTTTGTCCGCCTGTT